GCGACGTTACCGCCGAGGGCTGTGCCGTAACCAGAGCCAGACTCGATGTGACGAGCGTGATCGAATCGGATCTGCATCGTGATCGTTGCAGCTTCAGAGGCCGAGTAGTCGCGGTCACCGAAGTCGGAGCCAGTAATCATGGCACCTTCGAGGATCCAGGTCTGAACGACGCCTTCATTGCCATCAAGCTGCTCGATCTTCGCACCGAACTTGTAGTCGGAGCCAGTCGCAGCAGTATTCAGCCAGCGGCCGTCGAGGTCGACACCGATGATGCGTTGCTGAGTCTCGAGCTGAGCCTTCACAACAGTAGCGGCGAGACCAGTGATGTCGTCTTCAACCGTGACAGTGATTGGTTCCCACGAGTGCTTGCCGGCGATGTACGCTGTGCTGTTGTAACGGTGAAGGATCACTTCTTCGAACGTGAGGTTCGGCAGCGTGATGTTCGTGACCTGCATCGTCAGGTTCCGCGAGTTCGTACCTGGAACCAGCTGACCCATGTTCAGGAACGTGATGCGGAACTTGTTCTTCAGCCGTGGGTGCAGAATACCGGAGCCCGCGCCTGGAATGCCGAAGTTGCTGAGTGTTGCCATTGTTTTCTCTCCTGTGAGCTCAAAGGGCTGGAGCTAGTACATACGAACCTATTTATGCGGCAAGTCCGATTTCGGGGCACATCCTGAAAGGAGGGCTCTCTGATCCTGATCGTAGGTTGCGGGATCCACAGGTCTTGTTACAATCATCTCTACTCCTATTTACGAGGCCCTATGATCGTACTCCAAATCGTCGCTCACCCAGATCTCACTGGGAACTCGTTCACTGGGCAGATGGCTTCGCGGTTCCGTGAAGGTGCCGAAGCCGCTGGCCACGTCGTCGGTTGGTACAACCTGTACGAACCGGACACCGTCGAGATCAACCACCAGCAGTACATCTCCGAAGCTGATCACATCTGCTTCGCGTACCCAGTGTGGTGGGAAATGCCGCCGGCAATCCTTGTGAACTACCTACAAACGGTGTTCGTCAAGGGGTTCGCCTTCGATCTGGACGGTGATAGAATGAAGCCGAAGTTCGAAAAGCTGGCGACATGCCTCCTGAGCATGGGCCAGCGGAAGGACTACAACTCGACGAACATGAGCGAGGCGATGCGGTACTGTGGGATGCACCCGCTGTTCATCGTCGCCGACAACGTCGGACCTCGTCTGACACCTGAACTTGCGGAAGCATTCCTCGACCTGGCATATCGCACAGGCAATGAAATCTAAGGAGACAACATGACACTGAACTACCCGAATCTGACATCGATGTTCAAGGATCTGAACGAACGAGCGCTCGAAACCCCTGAGTACGTGGAGAACACGCGCATCGGCCGCGCTCACGAACTGATCGATGTCACCGTTCGCGTTCTGGACACGTCCGACTACGAACTCACCGATGCTCGCATCAACCGGATCTCGTACGCGTACGCCTCGACGTTCTGGGACTTCCTGATCGCCGGCGGCACCGATGCCGAAGCTGCGTTCAAGGACTACCCGGCTGTCGCTAAGTTCATCACGAAGCCGAAGAACCCGGATCTGCCGGCGAACTTCAACACGTTCTATGGCCCGCGGATCGCGAAGCAGCTCGGCGCCGTGCTGGCTGAGCTGAAGCGCTCGCCGAACACCCGTCGTGCGACGCTGATGATCCTGAACGAGGACGACCTTCAGCTCCTGGACAAGGACGAGACCCTCGAGTTCCCGTGCACGATCGCGTACCACCTGACGCGCCGGAACGGCAAGCTCATCCTGAGCACCGTGATGCGTTCGCAGAACCTTGCGATCGTCCTTCAGCTCGACATCTACCTCCAGATGCGTCTGCTGCACCTCGTGGCAAGCGAACTCGGCGTGGACGTCAAGGACTGCGAGTACCACTGCCACATGATCAACGGTCACATCTTCGACCGTGACTTCGACTACGTCAAGGGATTTCTATCATGACCAAAGCCATTCGCATTGAGAACGCCGACACTTCGACCTACAAGGTTGTTGTTGAAACCTGGGAGATGCTAAACGGCGAACCAATGAAGGTCGCTGAGAACCTCTTGCCATACCCAACCGCGCTGGCAACAATCACGATCTACAGCGGTCGCTGGCTCGTTGTTCGAGAAGCATCTGAATGACTGCTAAGTCGACCAAGTCGCCATCCTAGGTCAGGACACTCACGGGATCTCTTACACAAGATCCCGTTGTTCCACCACTTCGTTCCTGCGAAAGCTTGTGAGATTGACTTCCGACTTTCGTCGGTATGAGACTTGCCAAACATGGATGTTTCTGGTCCGCGCTTCCCGTAATTCGGATTGTTTGGACCAGCCTTAGCCTTCGACAAGTTTCGATGAGCATCCGTCGTAAGTGGACCTCTTAGACTTCTTGCGATCTTGATGTTCTGGCGATGCTCTTCGCTCTTTGGTTTACCAGAGTGAGATGCTGACATTTTTGCCTTAGTCTCTTCGGATGCTTTCATACCAAGAGATGTTGCGTGTGCCGCTCGTGCGTACTCCTCACGTAGCAAAGCAAATGATCTAGAGTTCATCGGGAGATGGGAGCGCCTAGTGTGTTTCAAGATCCACACGGCCTTGACCATCTTCGATCGATCTGCGCCGACGGTCATCTTAGCAAGAAGTTTGTGGCAGACGAAGTGTTCGCGTGCTGTAAGACGAACAAGGTTTGTCTTGCTGTTAGCTCCACCTAGGGATGTTGGGACGATGTGATGCTTTTCTGTGTACCCAAAAGCAGGTTCAGCCTGTCGCTTGGCAATGATAGAATAGTACCAAGATGTGTATTTGTTCTGGAGCATATGAATGAATGTTTTGTGGTGTCCTATTTATAGCATGCGGTCGTACGAGACCGGCGAGTACGCTATCCTGAAGGACGGGAACTTCCAGCTCACGATGGCGCGTGTGCTCGCATCGAACTTCAAGTCGATCACGATCACCGTGCCAACTGAGAGCTCAGACTTCGACGAGCTCGTCGAACGGTACAAGGGTCTCGAGGCTGTTCAGTTCATTCAAGTACCGTACGGCGCGAACGCCGTCGAGACACGTGAACAGTTCTGGCGAATGAACTACGCCTGGATCTGCGCGCAGTACGAGATCGAAGGGAACTGGGATGTTCTGATCACGGACATCACTGGGTACGGCGGTGCGAAGCCGGTCGTGTACAACTTCAACATCACGAAGCTGCCAGAGCTGAATCGACCGTACATCGATCGGTTCTTCGATCTTGATCTCGAATCGATCGAGCAGTCGCTGTTCACGACGGTGCTGAACCCGCGACAGCGTGAGTTCATCCTCGAGGTTCGTCCTGATCTTCACGACAAGGTGATCGTGAACACGATGTGCGCGCACGCTGAACTGCTGCCGCTGTTCGAAAAGCAGAAGCCGGCTGAGAACCTGATCTTCTGGCCGTTCCGAATCTCGGACAAGGCGTACGAATGGGAACAGTTCCTCGCGGCGTTCGAAGATCAAGGTCTTCACGAAGACGGGTACGTGGTTCTGTGTACCGATCCGAACGACACTCTCGAATGCGATAAGTCGTTCGTGATGTCAAAGAAGCTGACGAAGGCCGAGTACTATCAGATGTTGTCGGCTCGTCCGATCATCGTGATGCTCGACGACATTGACACGGTCCTTCATCCGGGTACGATCGAGTTCTTCTACTACCGTTGCCCGGTGATCACGTACTCATCCGAGCTCGTTCCGAACCTGAACACCATTCCCGATCTTAGATGGCTCCGAAAGGCGATCGAAGATCTGGAGTACAATGACGTAGGGATCGCTCGGTTCGTGTATCAAACCAGCGACGTCGACCAGTTCTACAACGAGGAGTTCATCAGTGTCCGTTCGTACTAGGTTCATCGTCTTTGACGGCATGGATAACTGCGGCAAGTCAACTCTGCTGCGTGACATCGCTCGTGACTTCGCACCAACAGCGAAGGAGATCAAGTTCCCGAAGACGATGCCGTCGGGCACGCTCCTTCGCATGAACACCGAGAAGGACTTCGAGATCCTGTTCACGATGTTCGAGCTGCTCGATTCATCGAAGACGTACCTCATGGACCGATTCATCGTGAGCAACCTCGTGTACGACAAGGTCCTGCGCGGTGAAGACGTTGTCCTGTCGCATCACTACCACGCCGAGTTCAAGCGTCGGTTCGATGTAAAGGAAGTGTTCGTGACACGTCCGTACATTGGCGAAGCATTCATCGACGATCGAATCAAGCTCACGAAGGATCAGTTCAACGCTGGCATCGAAGAGTACAAGAAGTACGGAACGAATCATCAGATCCTGCTTCGTGACTCGAACAACAATCCGACGACACCGACTTCCGCACGAGCTGCCTTGTACGACGAGTGCGCGAACTTCATCCAACATCGCTGAAATACAGCATTAGGTGCTGAATAAGGAATGGGACCCATTGGGTCCCATTTTGCTTTACATCTGCTTCCCGTCGACGTACAGCTTCGACACTGGGTTCTTCACAAGGCGTTCGGATCGCTCAGCGAACACGCCTTGCTTCACCTCGTCAGCCATGTCCTTCGTGACGTCACGTGAGCGCATCCCGCCTGACAGGAAGAAGTGAACTGGCATCTCTTGATCGCCGTTCACACGACGAGCCATACGCATCCGTCCACGGCCCTCGTGCCCGGTGATCTTCGGCATCGTCTTCCCGTCTTCATCGAACTTGATGTACAGGAACGGGATCCCGATCGCGTACCCTTGCTGAACGAAGTTCTCAAGGTCCTTTGAGGTCTCTTCTTGCTGACCTTCGTCGTCAAGAGCGAGCGACATGAACGTGCTCGGCTTCATGAACCCGATGAACCCCATGTAGTTCACGTTCGCATTGTTCGGCACGGAGCCGAAGCCCTTCGTTGCCGAGTACGTGATCTTCCCGACCTTGTAGTCTTCTTCGGCTACGGCTGGCGACCACGCTGGAGCGTCTTCGATCTTCTTCGCGTAGATCTCGCGCTCAGCTTCCTTGAGGAACTGCTTGAACGTGATCACTTCGCCTCCGCGTACTTCCCAAGCCTGCCTGCCTTTGCGAGAGCATCAACTTCGAGTTCCTTGTAGTGCATCGCTTCGCGCTGAGACAGACCGTTCCACTTCGAACGATCGTCAACGCGGACCACGTACTGGTACCCGTCATCACCGCCTTCTTGGCGGTACGTGACACGACCCCATGTGCCCTTGCCGTACTTCTTCTCGTATTCCCCAAGGTCCTTCTTGCGCTTCTCGGAAGCGTACTTGCTGGCTTCAGCCTTCCGCTGTGGAGCAGAAGCCTTGTGCTTCTCCTTGGACTTCACATCCTTCTGAACCTTCGCAACAGCTGCATCAGCGGCAGCCTTCACTGTGTCTTCATCGGCACCGAAGAACACGAGACCTTGTGGACGGGAGCTGAATAGCTTGCCGCCATCGTTCTTCTCGACTGTCTTGCCGGACTTCATCTTCACGGTGACGCCCTTCTTGGTGCTCAGCGACTTCCAAGCCCAATACACTGCGCCGATGATCGGACCGCTCTTGGCAGAGGCGCTCACGACGAACCCATCACCAGACGGTGAGACTGTCAGTGTGCCGAGGGACTGTTCTTCAAAGAGTTCTGAGACCTTCATTGTATCTCCAGGTGTTTCAGATACTTATGCGAAAATGGGACCCGAAGGTCCCATTGTGAACGGTTCTCGATCTTAGATCGAAGCTGAGGTCGACACCACGCGGATTGGGATGTAGATGAATTCAGCAGCACGCGTTGGCTTGATCGCGACGTCCAGAATGAGCTGGTTGTTGTCGATCACGGTCGGCGTGTTGTTCGTCGCATCGCAGTACGTGGCGAAGTCCATCAGACCGCGCTTCACCATCATGTCGTTCAGCAGGCCATCGGCTGCTGACTTCAGGTTGTCGCGAGTGATCTGGTCGTTCGGTTCGAACACGAACGGCATAGCACCCTTGCGAAGCACGCGGCGGAGGTACATCACGCCACGAACGACGTTGATGCGGTCCATTGCCGACGTT